CATTCTTATGTCTTTAGAAGATATAAATAAAGAATTACATCAAATTATTATTCAAAAATTTTATTATGGAATGACAAATAAAGAGATTGGTCAAAAAAACGGCTATGGAAAAGAAGCGGCTCGAAAAAAAGTTAAAAAAGCCATCGAATTGTGCCAAGAAATTGTGTATAGTAATATGGGAAAAGGAACTTTAGCATCAGGACAATAGGAAATTAAGATTAAAACCATAAAAGTGAGGTAAATAGCTATGGTTCCAAATCAGTCAGTTAATCCGTATTTAAATAATACAGCGGGTAGCACCTATACAGCTCAGAGACAAGGTGGTACTATCGTTGGTTTAACTTCTGCTACAACGATAATTACAAAAGCAATTCTAGTTAAAGATATCAACACAAACGATATCACAAACGACACCCTTCCAAAAGTATCTTCAGGTGCAAAAGCATACAATACAGCCAAGATTCTTTCTGCTGGAACTTTTGCATACAACGCTGCAAAGAATGGAACATGGGTATTAACTCGTGTTACAACAACTCTTGCTGGCGTTTCAAAAACTTTCTTACAGTCTATGGCGAATGTTGGATACGCTCCATCATTAGCTTATTATGTAAGAAATAACTGGGTTGATACAACCAGTTTAATCCGCAAAATGCAACTTAGCTTTACTGGCTATGATGCTTCTGGTTCAGGTTATGCTGGAAAGATTAAAGCCAGAACACCTTGGATCACAAGTCCAACTGCTACTGCTGGTACAGACTTTGGTACTTCATCATCTTTACCAAGCAGAGCTTATCCGGGCGAATTGTACATCTTAACAAACTTTATTGATTACAAACCAGCTACAAGCTCAAATAAATATTACTATTCTCCAATTACTGGTAAGTGATTTCCTTTATTATTAAGTTGGGGTCGGGGAATCCCGGCCCCTTTTTTTAGGAGTATATCATATTATGAGTAGTTTATTTAACTGGCATGAAGCATTACCAAATATTGGAGATTTCTTTAATAAAGTTGGATTTCCAATGGGCGTATGGTTGGTAACAGTATTTATATTGTATAAACTATTTTATACCATTGGTTATAAAGCATTGTCTAAATTATGGAATAAAGTAGAGCCAATAATGGATGCGCACTTTGAACTAGTAACTAGTATGAAAGATAATCTTTCAAAGCAAACTGAGATTATGAGTGCAACAAATGTTCTTATTGAAACTAAACTTGATAAGCATACAATAATTTTAGAAGATCATAGCAAAGCTCTTGATAGGATGCTTAAAATGAGTGAAAAAAGAAATGAACTTCTTGAGCAAAATGGCTCAACTAAGAAATTAAAACCATCGCCCTCAAATAATGGATCGGTAGGAAATATTCATGGGACTAAATGATAAAATCATAGAAATTTTGCTTAAACAGTTTAATTTTTCTCAGGCCGACCTTGACAAAGTGAAGGCGGTACTGGATAATATAAATGTAAAAACGGTTGATGGCAAAACCTACATTGAAATCAGGGTAAACAAAGTAACAGTCGTATTAGAAGGCAATCAGAATGAATCTTAATATTGGAAAAATTAGAATTACAGAGGAGATTGACCGTTATGATAGCGGTCTTCTCATGTTTAAGTTTAAACAGAATAAAATTGAATACCACTGTATCAGCATTCAACTGCTAAATGAAAGAGAAGGTTACTTAGCCTTTTTTCTATCTAAAGAGTTAGCAGATCTTTTTAAAAAGAGTGATTATAGTACAAAAGGTATGCAAGATTTATTTAAGGAAAAAATTGAAGAATTCTATTTTGTTTCATTTCAAGATGAAGACCCTGAAACTCAAGTAATTGAATACTGCGGATTTATTGAAAAAGAAGAAGTTTTTAAACTTTTCAACATAAAATAATTTAAAGGACTTGATCATGAGAATTAACGTAGACAAGCTCAATGAAACAGTAAAAAAAGAGATCCCAAACACAGAAAATATTTCAAATCCAGATGGATTTTTTGGTTACTTTGAAGAGCGAGAAGGCTATAATAAATTAGTAGCATTTTGCTCACGTAACGATCAATCAAAATTCACTTGGATTCATAAAGCGTATCAAGCATGAGACTAGACTGGGATCAATATTTTTTAGGAATGGCCCACTGGGCAGCTATTCGTTCTCACGATAGCCAGACTCAAGTGGGCTGTATTATTGTTAATTCAGATAATCATATTATCAGTATTGGATATAACGGATTTCCTGCGAAAACTAATGACACTAATCTTCCAACGGTTAGGCCGGGAAAATATCCTTTTATGCTACATGCAGAACAAAACGCCATTAGCAACATGTTAATTAAACAAAATAATTTAAGAGCTTATATAACAGCTAATCCATGTTCAACGTGTGCAAAGCTATTATGGCAAAATGATATAAAAGAATTAATAGTAGATAAAAAAGGCGTCATATATTCAATGAATCAAGGCGATATTGATGTTATGAAATTTTTGATAGAAAACGGTTTAAAAATAAGAAACATAGATTTTAATCAAGATATATTTGCGTATCTTGCCAATAAATTAAGAAGAGGATAATAAATGTCAATTAAAGCACTCCAAGACTATACTTTCACCGGAAAATATGCAAGATTTATTCCAGATAAAAAAAGAAGAGAAACGTACAAAGAAAGTGTTGATCGTGTTCGCAATATGATGCATAAGCAATATGCAGATAAGGGCGAAGAAGTAGGAAAGATGATCGATTGGGCATATGATATGATGCTCAAGAAAAAGGGACTCGGCTCACAACGAGCATTGCAATTTGGCGGAGACCCAATCTTCAAGCATAATGCTAGAATGTATAATTGTACAGTTTCTTTTGCAGATCGTATAAGATTCTTTCAAGAGTGCATGTATATGCTTCTTTGCGGATGCGGAGTTGGATTCTCAGTTCAGTTTAAGCATATTGATAAATTACCAAATCTTTTAGATAGCAAATCTGGAAAAGTAAATTATACTATTCCTGACGATATTGAAGGGTGGAGCGATGCTGTCGGTATTTTAATTTCGTCATATTTTGATAGTGATAGCGAATTTCAAGATTATAAAGGAAAAGAAGTTCAATTTATTTATGATAAAATTCGTAAAAAGGGAACAAGAATTTCTGGAGGAGGAAAGGCTCCCGGTCCAGAACCACTAAAAAGGGCATTAGATAAAATTAAAGACGTTCTTGATAAAGCTGTCCTGCGAGGCAATAAAAGAATCAAACCTATTGAAGTATACGATATAGTGATGCATTTTGCAGATGCTGTTATTTCTGGAGGAGTTCGCAGAAGTGCGACGATCTGCCTTTTTTCGCCAGAAGATAAAGAGATGGCTACCGCTAAAACTGGTAATTGGTTTATTGATAATCCTCAGCGGGGGCGATCTAACAATTCAGCATTGCTACTTCGAGAGAAGACAACTCCTGAACAATTCTCTGAACTAATGAAGTCAGTAAAAGAGTTTGGTGAGCCGGGATTTGTATGGGCTGACGATGAAGACTTTATTGTTAATCCTTGTGTTGAAATCGGTATGTATCCAGTTGATATTGAAACTGGTGAAAGCGGTTGGCAGGGATGTAATCTTTCTACTGTTAATTGTGCGAAAGTTAATACAGAAGAAGATTTTTATGATGCAGTTCGTGCTGTAACAATTATTGGAACTCTTCAAGCTGGATTTAATAATTTTCCATATTTAGGTAAAACTAGCGAAAAGATTTTTGCCAGAGAGGCTTTACTTGGCGTATCAGGAACGGGCTGGTTTGAAAAGCCTGAAATTTGTTTAAATCCCGATATCCAAAGAAAGGCAGCAGAACTTGCAAAATCTACCAATAAAATGGTCGCAGCAGCAATCGGCATCAATCAGGCTGCGAGAGTCACGTGCGTTAAACCTGAAGGCACTGCTTCTTGTATTCTTGGTACTGCTAGCGGTATCCATCCTCATCATGCTAAACGCTATATTCGTCGTGTTCAGGCAAATAAGATGGAAGCAATCTACCAACATTTCCAAAAATGTAATCCAAGAGCGTGCGAAGAATCTGTTTGGTCGGCCAATAGGACCGATGATGTAATTGCTTTTTGTATTGAAGTCCCTGATGGTAGCAAAACTAAGAACCAAATTACTGCTATTGAACTTCTTAAAACGGTAAAGTCAACTCAACAAAATTGGGTATTGTCGGGAACTAATAAGGAGCTTTGTACTAAGCCTTGGCTTAATCATAATGTCAGCAATACTATTAATGTTAAGCCAGCGGAATGGGAAGAGGTTGAGAAATTCATTTATGATAATCGTGAATTTTTCTGTGGGATTTCCTTGCTTCCAGTAACAGGAGATAAGGATTATCCTCAAGCTCCATTTACTACTGTGTATTTACCTAGCGAGATGATTGCACATTATGGCGATGGAGTCATGTTTGCAAGTGGTTTAATTGAAGTTGCTTTAACTTTATTTGAAGATAATCTTTGGGCAGCTTGCGATAGCCTTCTTGGACTAGGCGCTCCAATCAAAGGTAAGGCTAAAGAAGAATGGGTATCAAGATGTGGAAGATTTGCCAATAAGTACTTTGAAGGTGACGTAAAGAAGTTTACCTATTGCATGAAAGATATTTATAACTTTAAACTCTGGACTGAACTTAAGCGAGAGTATGAAGATGTTGATTATACAGAAGTTCTTGAAGAATATGATGATACTCAATTGGAACAGGCAATGGCATGTACTGGTGGAGCTTGTGAAGTAGTATGAGTTTATTCGGAGTCCCTCCAACTTTAATAAGATACGACCTACAAAGTTTAAAAATAAATAATGTAGGCGTATCAGGTATTCAAAATATATCTATAAGCCAAACTTTAGATGCAACAACGATTCCTGCTTGGGGAAATCCATTTACGTCTAAAAATATATATAAAAAACCAAACATTGAAATATCTTTTAGTAAATTTATTTCTGACAATGTTAAACCACTTCCAATTGATGGAGCAATAACTGGAGTTAGTAAAACAGGATCTGTAATTCCTTCTGGAAGATTAGTTCCATCTCCATTGGATATTGATTTATATATTTATAATTATCAAAATTCTGAAAACATATATCCAACAGGAATACAATTAAAAGACTGCTTGTTAAAATCTGTATCATATAGATTCCAAACAGAAGGATTTTTTACAGAAGATATTTCTTTTAGTTCTCATGCATTATTAAGCAGTGGAATGCCAAATGCAATAAAAGCAAATGAAGATAGTCCATCTTATGTAGCGCATAGTGGAAATGTAAAGAGAAGAAAAGATTTCTTTGTAAGCGGGATACCACCAGAAGTGTCAGGACACTTATCTAGCGGTCATGCTTTATTATCAGTCGAAGTTACAATATCTTTTGACTATGGTGAAGTTCCTTCTTATGGAAGATTCTATACGGCTGCTAATAAATATGTAAGATATCCAATTGATGTGTCGTGTACTTTTGAAGTTCTTGATCGTGGATTTTATCCAGTAACAAATAACTTATTCCAAGATACAGGAACAATACCTGATACTTATGTATATTCGGGAATTCCTAACCCTCCACCGTTTAGTGGAGAAATAAGAGCTTCTGGAAATATAAATGAAGTTGTAAATTCAGTTTTTGAAAATATGTATACCACTGGAATTTTATTAGGCATTAAAGATTCTTTAACAATAGATCTTGGGTCTAATAATTTCTTAACAAACAGAGAAAGAAGTGGAGGTGATGCTGGGCAAAATAACTACTCAACATATCGCTACACATATAAAAATACAACAAGCGAATTTACTTTATCATGAAAGATCATAAATCATGTCAACACGCAAAACAAGAAAAACCGCTCAAAGAGCAACAGCAAGTGCTATAACTAATCCGCATCGTAAAATACTTAAACCGAAAAGTATTAATCAAGAAAACTATATCATATCTATGGTTGAAAACGATATTACAATTTGTACAGGTCCAGCAGGATCTGGCAAATCTTCGGTTGCTGTTGGTCTTGCGTGTAACTGGCTTTTAGAAAATAAAATAGAAAAAATCATAGTAACAAGACCAGTTGTTGAAGCCGGTAGAGGGCTTGGATATCTTCCCGGTAGTAAAGATGAGAAGATACAACCCTATGTTATGCCAGTTCTTGAAGAGATGCAGCAATATCTTGGCAGAGAATTATTAAACAAACAGCTTGCTGCTGGAATTGTTGAACTCTGTCCACTTGAGTATATGAGAGGAAGAAACTTCCATCATTCATTTATGATACTTGATGAAGCACAGAACGCAACGTATGAACAAATAAAAATGTTTTTAACTAGAATAGGAATGCATTCACGAGCAATTATTGAAGGCGATCCATATCAATCAGACCTACCCCTTTCTATGAGGGGTGCAATGATGGATATTAGAGACAAGCTATTTGGATTACAAGGAGTTGGAGTTTGTGAACTTCAGGCAACAGATATTGTTCGTAACCCTATAATCGGTCGAGTACTAGAAAGGCTAGAGACTAGATGAGAAAGTATGTCGCTCCAATCATTGTTGCTGGAATCTTAATAGGTAACTTAGCTTTATCTTATGCAGCAATGAAAGACATGAAAGAAGAATCTCAAGATATTAATGTTGAGATTATTGAACATTATAACTATATGATTGATTTTGAAGAAAGAACAAAAGAAGAAGAGAGAATTATCAAAGAAGGATATGCCCATTTTCTATCTTATGTTTCTGAGGAATACTACGAGTCTAATCCAGAAGATAAACCAAGTTTTTGAGGAATTTATGCCAACTTATCACTATGCTTGCAAAGAATGCAAAGAAGAATTCGAAGTCTTTCATTCAATCAAAGAACCATTAAGAACCATCTGTCCATTTTGCGAAAAAGCGGGCTTGTCGGTTGTTTTGGATGAGCCTCCTGTTATAATAAATAAAGAGGTGAAGACAATCGGCCAGCTCGCCGAAAAGAATGCCAAAAGCCTTGGGCGGTATGGACTTGAAGAAAAGATGGCAAAGGACGGCTCTTTAGAAAGAATTAAGCACAGAGAAAAAAGAGAGCTAAATAGTAAAATAGCAAAGCTGTCTCCAGAGAAACAACGGAAATTTATTGAAACAGGAAAACTATGATAAGAGAAAAATTCAATGTAGGTCCACATATAGGAATACTAAAAGTGAATCTATATATCCATAGAATGTTAGATGATGGTAGTGTTGATCCTGAAATTGTAGATTGCACAGAAGAATTTCAAAATTTAAAAATGACAAACAAAGGCGAGATTCATGTGGTAGGATATGATAAGAAGGATTGTATTGAAAAAGTAAAAAATATGCTTGAAAGTCTAGGAAAAACAAATGTCAAGAAACGAAAATGAAAATATACAAGATCTTAATTTACCAGAAAAAGATGAAGTAAACGTAGAGTTTATCGAGAAGACAGGAAAATCAGGAGAAGAGCATAACGCTGTTGCTAAAATTGCAACAATAGTAAACAAAGAAGAACAGAAAAAAACAATTAATTACTATGTAAAAATTGGAAGGGGTATGATATTTGATCCTTTTGGAATGGACTCTAATAAAATCAATGCCTACAATTTTCAATTTAAAAAAGCTGATGAGAAAGTTTTTTCATATTATTTACAGTATTTGAAAACACGAAGATCAATGTTTTTAACTTATGCTCAAAGAGAATTTCAAAATAAAGGATATTGATTATGCCGAAGAAAAAGGTGGAAGTTCCAAAAACCAATATAAACAAAACAGTTAAAATGGGCAATGAAAATAAAAAGGTAAATATTACTGAACCTAAAGTAGCCCAGAAAAATGAGCCAAGTCCAAAAGGCTATCCTGAAACAAGAGAGTTGTTTGCTCATAAAAAAGATTATGGTGTAACTGCAATGACAGAGCAAGCGTCTATGAGGGCTGATGAAACAGCAAAAAATAGACAACCTACAAATGGATATAATATTCCTCCAAGACTTGGAAATTGTGTTCGTAAAATTAGGGAAGACTAATGCTTTGTACAAGTTTCAATAAAGACATATTATTACTTTTAGATAAGCAAGAAATATTATGGAAGTGCATTCTTGATAATGGAACAGAAGTGTGGTCAGATTTTGACGCTTCTGACAAAAAAGATCCTTGGACAAGACTAAAAGAGTTCTGCTTTAATAATAATATAAAAGTAATTGAAGTAAGAGTTCTTTGCCCCGGAATGCCAGAGCAAACAATATTTCAAGATGACAATGGCCTTGATAAATTTTTTATTATAAGAGGGCTTTGCAAAGAACTAACCGATAATACTGATGTGATATACAAGTTCATGTCTTTTGGAATTGTTAAGAGTGACAACAAAATTCATGTTAAGAAATTTTATTGGCCACAATTCGCTCTTGGTGAAGACGAAGAGATCAGAGAAATAACTCCTGAAAATGAAAAGTTACTTTTTAAAAAAAGAATAATGTGCGAGGATAACTGTAAATGTCGGGAAAAAAAATCCAGACTGCATTAAGTAAATACAAGTCTCCATCAACTGGAGACTTTTGTACTTCAGCACAATATGTTGCTGAATTAATTTGTCAGAAACTTGCAAAGCATGAAAAAGTAGGGACGCTCCCCTATAAGTTTTGGAATCTGCCAAAATGGAAAAAAATATATATTAGGCAAGTTTCGTTAGCAAATAAACTAATAAAAGAATACGGCGAAGAGTCTGTTATAAAATTTGTAAAGTCAAGTGCAGGTAAAAATACAATTTCTCTTGGAGCTAGAAATGTAAAAAAAGAAATTGAAAAAATTAAATTTGCTCTTGACAATACGCCAAAGCGTGATACAATTGAAATAATTGCGATTGAGCCACTTGAATTTAAACCAAGAAAATCATTTGGAACCAAAACGCTTGTAAATAGATTGAAAGATATAGAAAGTGACATGAATAACAATGGATAAAGATTTTCTTAAAAAATATGGCGATTACGTAACAACTGGCGAAAAAGTATTAGAAACTAAAAAAAGCTACAAAACTATCTCTATTAGTCCTGCAATTGATCTTGCTCTAGGAGGTGGTGTTAAAGAAGGCTCTTGGATGATTCTTTCTGGGCCACCAAAAGCTGGCAAGACAACCACAACTATGCAAATCATTGCCAACTGTCAAGCAGAAGGTCGAAAGATTATTTATCTTGATGTAGAGGGTCGGCTTAAAGAAATGAACTTTGAAGTTCCGGGAATCGATCCATCTTTAGTGCAAGTAATTCGATCAGGAGACCAGCCATTACCAGCAGAAACATTTCTTGATATTGCAAGAAAGTTAATATCTGAAAAAGAGAACGAAGGTTGTGTTCTTGTTATTGACTCTATTTCTTCCCTAATTCCTTCTCGTGATCTTGATGAAGATATTAGCGGCATGACTCGTCCGGGTTTGCCAAAGATTCTATCAGATTTTGTAAAAAAACTTGGTCAAACTGTACCAAACCAAAAGTGTCTTGTTATCATGATTACGCACATGATTACGAATACCAGTGGATATGGTAAGAGTAAAATGGCTGATGGCGGTGTTAAGATTCAATTCCAAGCCGACACGAGAATGGAAGTAAAAAGTGTTCAGCCTTGGGAATCTGCAAGCTCTAGTAAAGATCAAAAGAATGTCATTGGATTAAAGGTTACATGGGATATCCTTTGTTCATCTATTGGATCTCCTTATAAGACTTGCGAGAGTTGGATTAGATTTGGTCATGGAATCGACAAAGTGCAAGAAATTCTTATGATTGCAATCGATCTTGGTCTTATTTCAGTTGCTGGCTCATGGTACAACCTTGACTTTATTGAATCTGAAAAAGTTAAGTTGCAAGGACAAGAGAAGGTATATAATTATTTAACTGAAAATCCAGAAGCATATAAAACGCTGGAGTCTAAAGTTAAGGAACTATTATATTGAACATTATTGGATTAGATGGTAAAGAGTACTCTTGGATTCCTAGCAATAATATTGTAGAAACTGAACGTCGATCAGGACCACATGCTAAAGCTAAGGATTTATTAAAAGAGCGTTATCCTAATGATCGAATACTAGAAGAGATAGTTTTGCCCGGAACAAAGACAAGTACAAGAAAATCCACTTTAAAAGCGGATTTTTTTATTCCAGTTAGGGGACTAATCGTTGAAGTGCATGGCCGACAGCATACAGAGTTTAATAATTTCTTTTTTGCTAATAAGATGGAATTTTATAAAGCTCAAGCAAGAGATAAAGATAAAAAAACTTGGTGCGATCTTAATGAGTTTACACTAATAGAATTATTTGAAAATGAAACACTAGAAGAGTGGAAAGAAAAGCTATGGACGACATAGAAAAAAAATGCGAAGCGTTCCAGAAAAGCATAGACGACTGGATCTCTGGACATTTTATTGATTATGGATTAAAAAACTCTTCTGAATTAGTTGGTAGAGTTTATCAAATAATGTATATGTCAGAAGAAGACTTAAGAAAAATGTCGTCAGTTGATTGCCAAACTGCAATATATTCTCTTAATAAATATATGACATATATAAACAATGTAATTGCCAGAGAGAAAGCGGTTAAGCAATGGGCAGAACAAGGAATCTGGTATATAATAACTGGACAAAAGCACGAAAAGTATGCTAAATGGGAAGAAAAGTACTATTCTGCAATAAGAAATAGCGAGGTTGGTTTAAAATTACAAAAACTTAAAACAACTTCTGAATCCAGAGTATTATCAGCAGAATCGCAAGTAAAAGGAATCGAGCAATCAATTAAAGTATTAGAAAATATAAGCAGGAGTAAGTCGTATGAACGATCTTAAAGAACAGGCAAAAATAATTATAGCAAAAGGAAAAAAGTTAAATGATCCCGAATTAGTTCGAATGGGTTTAGAAATGTTAGACGCTTATGATCAAGAAATAATTTCTGCAAATCCAATCGCAGTTCAGTCGTCAGTGCCAACAGAAAAAAAGACTATCGCTGGAAGATTTGATATGGGAGAATTCACCATGTCAAAGGCGGGATCAAATGTCGTAGAAAAAAGCGGAAGAAAGCAACCAATTTCTACTGGCCAAAGAAATAATAAATATGTTGATGAAGGAGAACATAGAGATATTGTAACGCCAAATGTTAAACAAACTGAGAGAACTAGAAAATCAATCGAAGAGCAAAAAGTCAATCAAATTTGTGAAGTATGTGGAAAAAGGGAGAGAGTTTTACCAATATACGCTAGAGAATTTTATCGTTGTGAATCTTGTTTATTGAAAGGAAAATCATGAGTGCATTTTTAAGTTATGAACTACCAGTTAAAAAATTAACCCCAACAGCAAAACTTCCAGATAAAGCTAATCTATTTGATGCTGGGCTAGATTTATATTGTGACGAAACAGAAGTTGTAGTGCTTAATCCGGGAGAACGTAAACTATTCTCTACAGGAATTGCGGTTGGAATTTCAAAAGGTTTTGTGGGCTTAATTTGGCCAAGATCAGGACTTGCTGTAAAGAAAGGCTTTGATACAATGGCAGGAGTTATTGATGCTCCCTACCGTGGAGAAGTTAAAGTGTTGATTATTAATGAAGATAGTGCATGTCAAATTGTTTCTCCGGGAGATAAGATTGCTCAAATGATTGTGCAGCCTATTCCTGATTTTACTCCAATTGAAGTTGAAGATCTTGATTCAACAACTCGTGGAGACAAAGGATTTGGGAGTTCGGGATGACAATTAGCGATTATCTTGGAGTTGGATTTGTATTGTTTACGGTTTTTTATTTTATAGTTTTAACCAGAGTATTATCTAACACAAAAATAGGGACGAAAGAAAATTAATGGATTACGTGCAAGCATTTTATGTAGAAAATTCAAAAATTATACTTGACAATTTGCCGCAAGAGATATATAATGGAATGAATGAAGATGGGTTTTTATCTAATGTAGATAATAGTCCTTGGACAACAAAAATCAATATTCTTGGAAGAACATATCACTTAATTTTCTCAAAAAGGCAAGAGACAGTAAGTGACTTTATGAACGGTGTTTTTTATTTAGAAGGGGAAACGCAATGAATTCTTTAATAGCATTAGTAGCTATAACAATTGGACAAATACATGTAAATGTCCCACAGCAATATGTAAATGTTCCAGTTCAGCAATTAGTACAGTATGTAAATGTACCAGTTCAACAGCCAGTACAATACGTTAATGTGCCCGTACAAACAGTTACATATACATACCAGCCAGTAATTTATTATTATCCAACATATTATTATCCTATTTATTATTACCCTTATGTCATATATAGAAGTTATTAAGGAGAACTAATGGAAAATAATAATGAAAATAGTGTTTATAGCTATTTAGAAATAATTCGTAAAGCTGCAAATGAACTTGAAAAAATTCATGTTTACGAAACTAATAGTGCAATCTACGGATCATCTAAAGAAGAAGAGCTAAAAATAGAAATTGGAAATCTTAATAATCAAATTTTAGAATATGAAATTCAATTAGCAGACCTTCAAAAAATGGTCGACTCTGCTATCGAATTGAATAAATCACTATATGATGCTAATGGGAAGTTAATTGAAGCAAATAATAAATTGATTTCAGAAAAGAAACTAGCAGAAGAAAATAAGGAACTTGCGATTGAGCAAGCGGAAAAGATTATAGAAGTGTATAATCGACTTCCAAAAATTGTAAAAAGAATGTATGGAGTAAAATAAAATGTCCCAAGCTATACTTGAAAATTTACCTGTAGAACGTGCTGTGCTGGCAGGAATTTGCCAGTATGGCTTGGAAGTATATGTTGATTTAGATTTTATAGATGCTGATTATTTCTCTCACGAATTAAATCAAATTATTTTCAGTTGCTTGCAAGATATTATTCAGAATAACCAAAAGATTGAGTATCTTGCAATTTTTTCTGCCGCTCAAAAACTAGGAGTATTTGAACTTATTAATAAAAATACAGAAATGGGTTTTATTAGAAGTTTATTTAATTTTCCTATTAATAAAGATAATGTGCCAAAATTTGCAGCTAAGTTAGCAAAGTTAAAACTAGCTAGAGATATTAAAAAAGCAATCAAGCAATCAGAAAAAGCAATTGATAAAGTCACTGGCGATGAAGCAGTAGAAGATATTATCTCCTCTGTAGAAAAACCAATTACAGATATTACATTAAACGCATACAAAGAGTATAGTAATAAAACTATGCTTGTGGGTGAAAATATTGATGAATACGTTCAATTTCTTATTGATAACCCTACTGATTATCTTGGTATTCCTACCGGCCTTAATCGGTTTGATGAGGCTTGCGGAGGAGGTATCAGACGAAAATCGGTCTGTTTAATTGGGGCAAGAACAGGTGTAGGTAAAAGTGTTATTTCTACAAACGTAGCTCTTCATGTTGCAAGTAAACTACACATCCCCGCTTTATATCTTGATACCGAAATGGATATAAGCGACCAAAGAAATCGTATGCTGGCAAACTTGAGCGGAGTCGATATTAATGATATTGCTAAAGGTAAATTTGCTAAAAGTTTTATGGCGACAGAAAGTGTAAAAAAAGCAGCTCAACACTTAAAGGATATACCATATCATTATATGTCGATTGCAGGACAGCCATTCGATAATATTTTAAATATTATTAAAAAATGGATTCATCAATATGTTGGATTTGACGAGAACGGTAAAACAAAAGATTGCTTAATTATCTATGACTATTTTAAATTAATGAGTAGTGCGGGACTTTCTGCCGCAATGCAGGAATATCAAGCATTAGGATTTCAAATTACTAAAATGAATGATTTTTGTATTCAATACGATGTCCCTTGCTTGTCATTTGTTCAGCTTAATAGAGAAGAAGAAATTGCCCAATCAGATCGATTGCAATGGCTTGCAGCAACTGTTGCTAAGTTTCAAGTTAAAAATGATGAAGAAATTGCAGACGATGGCGATCAAAATGGAAATAGAAAAATTGTTTTCATTAAAACGAGACATGGTTCTGGGCTTGAGCCGGGAGACTATATTAATGTAAAAATGCATGGATCTCAGGCGAAACTAACTGAATGGTATACCAGAAATGAATTAAAATCAGGAGCAGTAGATGACAACAGAAACGAAGAACCGCCATTCGAAGAACGAGAAGATAACTCAGCAGAAGGTTTATTCGATCTGTAATCAATTAGCAGATAAAATACATGCTTTGCTTGAAGCTCTTAATGTTGAATATATAGAATTTGAAAATCGTTTAGCTTTTTCCTGTCCTGTTCATGGCGGAGATAATTCAGGAGGAGCTTGCATATTTACTGATGGCTCAAAATCTAAAGGTAATTGGGTTTGCTGGACTCATTCATGTGAAAAAGACTTTGGAAAAAATCTAATTGGTTTTGTTAGAGGCGTTCTAAGTTATAAGAAAAATAAAGAAGTTAGTTTTATTGAAGCAATTAACTTTTGTTTGTCGTTTCTTGATAAAAAACTAATTGATATTCCAGAAGAAAAAATTCCAGAGAGTATTTATAATAATCAAAAACTAATGGAAATTTTAACCAGAGAACCAGAAAAAGTAATTACAAATATTACTAGAGAACAGATTATAAAAAGCATTGAAATCCCCTCAAAATATTATATGGAAAGAGGATTTTTAGCGGAAACTCTTGTTGTTTTTGATGTCGGTGAATGCTATAATTCTAATAAGCAGATGTATAATCGTGCAGTGGTTCCTGTTTATGATGAAGATCTAAATTACATAGGATGTGTTGGCAGATCGCTAGATGAAAGCAATAAAAAATATAAATGGATAAATAGTAAAGGATTTAAAAAATCTTTTTATTTATATGGAGTATGGAAAGCAAAACCATTTATACAAAAAACTTCAACAGTTATTCTTGTAGAGGGACAGGGTGATGTCTGGCGTCTTTATGAAGCGGGTATCAAAAATGCAGTTGGTATATTCGGATCAGATTTAAGTGAAGATCAATTAATAGCATTGGAAAAACTTGGTGCTATGAATGTAGTTATATTAACTGATAATGACGAGGCTGGACAAAAGGCATCACAAGGAATTATCCAAAAGGGTGGAAGAAGATTTAATTATTTTACTCCAAAAATTTCAAAAAAAGATATTGGCGACATGTCAATAGAAGATATCGAAAAAGAATTAAAACCTCAAATAGAAGGGCTATTTTAATGAGTCAAATTTTAGCATTCAGCGGAAAGAAACAATCAGGGAAAAATACTCTTTGCAATTTCCTTCATGGGTATCAATTAAAAAGCTACTCTATGATCGATGGGTTTGAAATTGCAGAAACTGGAGATCTGATTATTGAAACAAGCATAAGAGAAGAAACTGGAAAAATTTCTAAAGGAAAGGGTCAAATTGATGTTACAAGATTAGATATTGAATTTGTTGTATGGGCAATGGATAATATCTGGCCTTTTGTTAAACATTACGCTTTTGCAACAGCTTTGAAAGAAATGGCAATTGGTTTATTTAATATTAAGAATGAATTAATATATGGAACTGATGAACAAAAAAATCAATTAATCCAATATAAATGGGAAGATATGCCAACAAAAGTTAAGGGTAAAACTGGATTTATGACTGGCCGAGAGTTTATGCAATATTTTGGAACTGATATTTGTAGAAAAGTATATCCTGATATTTGGACAAATAGACTAATTAAAGATATTCAAGCAGAAGAACCTAATCTAGCTATTATTTCTGACGCAAGATTTGAAAATGAAATTAAAGCAATTCAGGCAGTAGGTGGAAAAGTTATTAGATTAACTAGAGAAGTTTCAGGCGAAGATTCTCATGATAGCGAAACGTCACTTAATAATTATGATGGTTTCGATGCAGTAATTGATACGCAAAACCTTAATATAGAACAGTCATGCGAAGAGCTAATAAAAATTCTTAGCGAGTGGAGATGGTTTGATACAAAAACACTTATCGCTCCAGACAAACCAACTAAAAAGCAATCAACAATGGCAATTCGATGATAACAACATATTTTAGAAGTTCTAGTCTAAATAACTGGAAATACTGTCAAATGCAGTATTTTATGACTTATGTTTTAGGACATCAATCGCCATCAGGAAAAAAAGCTGACTTAGGAACTATAACCCATGCGGTATTTGAAACACTAGCACTATGTAAAAAAAGAACACAGTTTAATAAACGTAGCAATATGAAAATCACTCAAGAGCCTTTGGGTGATTTTTCTTTTACAGAAGAGCAGTTATATACTAGTGAATTTGTAAATTATATTCTTGGAAGAAGTTTTGACTATTATAAAACTAATTGTACTCATAACCAGTTTAATCAAAAAGATTATGAATTTTGCTATAAAATGGTATGGGATACTTTAGCGTATAATAATGGACAATTTGACCCCCGTAATCGTAAAATTATTGATACAGAACCACATTTCGATATTCCTATTAAGGAACCTTGGGCTAAATTTAGCTTCGCTGGACCGGATGGAGAAGAAATTTCTGGAAATCTTGCGATAAAAGGGACGATTGATCTTGTAACTGAGCTGCCAGATGGTACAATAGAAGTGATCGACTGGAAAACTGGGCAGAGGTTAGATTGGGCCACGGGCGAAAAGAAGGACTACGAGAAACTTATGACAGATACTCAACTTCTTCTTTACCACTATGCTATTGGTAAATTATATCCTATGCATCGACACGCTTTAATGACTATCTTCTTTTGTCGTGATGGAGGTCCATTTACGCTTGCTTTTGATGAGCAGGATGATAAAAACTTCATAAAGACACTCGAAAAGACATTTAAAGAAATTACAATTAATCAAGCCCCTAAGCCAGTTTCAAAAGATCGAAACAATTTTAAATGTGAAAAACTTTGTCACTTTTATAAAACAGTTTGGCCCGGAACAAATAAAACAATGTGTCATCACGTAGAACAGCAACTCTCTACTATTGGTATGGAAAAGACTGTAGCTACATGTTCTAGGCCGGGATTTGCAATTGGGACATATAAGGACCCCGGAGCAGTTGAATGATTATTCCAGCTATTACAACTCACTATTCACTATCAAAGGGCTTTATCAAGCCAGAAGAGGCAGCTAAAAAGTGTAAAGACCTTGGCTATACTCATTGCCTACTTGCTGATAATTCATTAAGTGGTGTGGTTGAGTTTTTTAGCTGTATGAAAAAAGAAGGCATAGTACCCATCATTGGTTGGAAAGTCGATGATGGGCATTTTATTGCAAAAACACTAGAAGGTTATAAACTTCTTGTTAAATTATTCTCAGGCGAGAATATAATATATTATGATGAAGATCTTGAATTTTATCCAGATGGTAGTCTTGAATTACTAGAAGTCTGCTATGCAGAAAAAAGAGATGCAATTCTCCATAGAATTGTTCTTTGTTCTGGGTTAAAAACTACGCTTAAAAAAGCAAAAGACATTGATCTTGGTGAATTTAAGAAATATTTTGAAAGTGATGACTACTCATTTGAATCAAGCAGAAATGCGCAAGTCTTCAATTTTAGCAATAATACAAAGTTAATTTCTGAACTAAAAGACTATACAATTTTTGCAAAGCCTAAACTTCCAAAAGTGGACTGTAAAGGTCAAACAGAAGAGGAATATATAACACAGTTATGTCGTGAAGGCTGGAAGAAAAAATTATCGTATTTAAAAGGAGAAAAAAGACAAGAGTATGGCGACCGTGTAAAGTACGAACTTTCAATTATCAATGGCTTTGGCCTTGCGGGATATTTTTTAATTGTGCAAGATATTATCGCATATGTTAGAAATAATGGTTGGTTGCCGGGACCGGGAAGAGGTTCTGCTGGAGGTTGTTTAGTATCTTATCTTTTAGGCATTACAGAAATTGATCCAGTAAAATACGATCTACTATTTTCAAGGTTCCTTAATTCTGGTCGATTCAGCAAAGATAATATATCATTACCGGATATTGATATGGACGTTCCTTCTAATCATCGTGATGAAATCATTGAGTATCTTAAGAACAAATATGGTCATCAACGAGTTTGTCAAATGATTACCTTTGGGCGATTGCAAGGGCGATCAGTAATTAAAGAAGTGGCTCGTATATATGGAGATTTATCATTTTCTGAGTTAAATGAGATCACTGAAAGCCTTCCGCCTGAGTCAAGTATTTCAGATGAACTTGAAGAAATGGATATAAAATCAGTTATTATCTGGACACTTGAAAATAAGCCCGAAAAATTAGGTAAATGGTGCAGACTAGTTAATGGAAAATTAACAGGAGAGTTGTCCGATCTATTCGACCTTGCTATAAGAATTGAAGGAACTTTTAAAAGTCAAGGAGTTCATCCTGCTGGTGTAATTATATCCAATGAAGATCTTCTTAATGATGCTCCGCTAATAAAAAATAAAAGCGGAAATAATGTAGTAGGTTTTGAAATGCATGATTTAGATAAAGTGGGACTAACTAAATTCGATGTCTTGGGAGTTAATCTTTTAGATAAAATAATGGAAATTAAAAAATGAATGAAAAAATAAGCTATGCTGAAGTTATAATAAAAGGAAATGATATAAATTACAAAGATATTTCTTTATGTGATTTAAGAAATTATGTTCCTTGGTATCGAAATAAAAAAAATGGTATTTATCAAGTTCACAGTAATAAATTTTCACAAATATATTATAATTTGGATGACGCAATTAATAAATTTTTGGAATTAAAAGGAAAATAGTTGCCTGTTACAAGACTTTTGTGTATAATAATATGGAAACAGAAAAGGAGAATTTAATGAAAACAAAAGTCTGTAACGTGTGTAATATTGAAAAATCAGAATCTGAATACTATAAAAAAGGTTCTGGATTACAATATAGATGTAAACAATGTGTAAAAAATCATATTAGGTATGAAAAATGTCCTAATTGTGATAGACAAAAAAGATTAGAAGCTGAATTATGTTCTATATGCTCTAAGCAGTCTCAGAGAGAAGTATATTCAGAAGAATTAATAAATCAAGTAATTGATCTTTATACTTCAGGGCTATCTACTTGGAAAATTGCCAACCAATTAGGTAGTTATCAGGTGAAGATAGTAAGAATTCTTCACAGAAATAATATTAAGTTAAGAAATAATGATTTTGTAAATAACGGTAAATATAGAGAAGATAATCCAGCTTGGAAAGGATACAAATTAATAAGTGGGGGATATTTTGCGTCAATTAAAAGATCCGCAGATTCCAGAAATCTAGAATTTGATATTAATATTGAATATCTAAATGAACTATTTGAGCTTCAAAATGGGAAATGCGCAATATCTGGATTAGACATTATACTTCCTAGAAGCGATGAAAGTAGATCAACTGGAGAATATACTGCATCATTAGATCGGAAAAATTCTAATTTAGGTTATATTAAAAATAATTTACAATGGGTTCATAAATGGGTTAATAAAATGAAGCAAAATTTACAAGAAGATGAATTTTTATATTTATGTAGCTTGATAACAGATAATAATAAAGATAAAATAAAAGAAGTTGATATTAATACTTTAATGCAATATAAAAGGAGAAATAAAATTGGCACTTAATACGTATCGTGACTATTGTGTTATGGACCTAGAAACCTCTGGTAAAAACCCTAATGGTTGTCAGATCACTCAAATTGCGGCTGTGGTAATCCACGGCAAGAAATTGACTCTCCAGCCCGGAGGAATCTTCAACATTGAAGTAAGGCCCGAATTTGACGACGAGAAGGCCATTGCTGCCGGATTCGATCCAGTAGAGCAAGAGGCTCTTGATATAACACGTAAAACTCGTGAACAGCTCGAAAAGGCGATTGGGCCAAAAGAAGCGTGGAGTCAGTTTGTAAACTTTGTAAATAAGTTCAACGCTAAAGGCAGTCCTTATTTTGCACCAATTCCCGTAGGATATAATATTAATAATTTCGATTTACCAATAGTCGAAAGATACTGTCGTATTTATGGACCAAAAGAGGAAAAAACTGGAAGACAAAAATTATTTAATCCTATTTTTAAAGTTGATATGATGGATAATCTATTTATGTGGTTTGAAGATCATAGCGCTGTTCAAAAATTAAATTTAGGTTATTTACGAGATTTCTTTGGGTTTCCAGAAAAGAGCAAAGCAAATGCTCACGATGCTCTTTATGATGTTGTAGATACTGCAAATCTTTTTATTAAGTTTCTTAAATATCACAGAAAACACAGCGAAAAAACTAAATTTGAAAAATCATTTGCCGACATTAAAATGGATATTGAACTATGAAAATTAAATCAATTGAAAAATATTCGCATTTCATAATTGAAATGGAAGATGGTAAAATTTATAAATATGTCCCGGACCAATCAAAGCAAACTCATTGGGGAGAGTGGTTTCTTGATTTTGACGGTCATTATATAAAAGTGATTAATGAAGAAAAAATTAATCAACTAAAAGACGCTTATATTGAACATGTTGACTATATAATCTCTTGTGGAGCATACCAGTGACTCAAGATTTTGATATTGATAATTTTGAAGACATTGCAACATGGGAATTAATTAGCAGTGGCAAAACTAAAGGTGTATTCCAGCTAGAATCTAAATTGGGTTCTAGTTGGGCCAAGCGAGTTAAGCCACGTAATATTGAAGAGCTGGCAGATTTAATTTCAATTATTCGTCCGGGAACTCTTGAGGCGGAACTTGAAGGAAAGTCTATGACTAAACACTATGTTGATCGCAAGTGGAAAATAGACGAGACTAAATATTTACATTCTGCCCTTGAGCCATTACTTGGTAGTACATATGGCATTATCGTATATCAAGAACAGGCGATGAAAATTGCAACTGCTCTTGCTGGATTTACCCCAGAAGAAGCAGATTCGCTTCGCAAGGCGATGGGTAAAAAAGATGCTGCTCTTATGAATGAAGTGGGACAGAAATTTATTAAAGGCTGCGAAGCAAAAGGAATTGTTGATGCAGCATCCGCAGCACAAATCTTTAACTGGATTCAGGCTTCAGCCCGATATTCATTTAATAAAAGCCACGCAGTTGCTTATGCTATTAATTCTTTTCGCTCTGCTTACTGTAAAGTCCATCGTCCATTAAAATTCTATGAGAAATATCTTAATCATGCTCATAACAAACCGGATAAGCAAAAGGAAATAAAAGAACTTATTATGGATGCTAAATTATCTGGCATTGAAGTTTACCCTCCAAGATTAAATAATTTACATAGAACTTTTACTCGTGATGGAAGCAAAGGTATTATATACTTTGGATATAGCAATGTAAAAAGTGTTGGTGAGGGAGAACAGGAAAAAATCGAAGCGGTTATTACTGATGCGGTTAAAAGTTCAAATAAGCCGATTTCAGAATTTAACTGGCTTGATTCTTTGTTTTATATCGGCAATGAAATTAAAAAGAACGCATTTATTTCACTTATTAGCGTTGGAACTTTTTCAGGAAAAAACAACGCTTTAACTAGAAATCAAATGATGTTTGAATTTGATATTTGGTCAAAATTAACAGTAAAAGAACAGACTTGGATTATCAATAATCGAAACAGTAGTAATTGCTTAAAAAGTTTAGTTCAAAAAATGATAAATGAAAATGAGAAAATCAATTCTAGAAGAATGGCGTCTGTATTAGATATTTATCAAGCTCTTGAAAATCCGCCATATTCTTTGGAAGACGATTATGCATGGATAGCAGAAACAGAACAAAAATTAATGGGCTGTGCTTTAACATGCTCTACTGTTGATATGTCATGTAGTGATGTTAATATTACTTGTGCAGAAATTGCAAATGGTGAAGTTAAGAGTATAAAAGATGCTTGTTTAGGAGTTAGAATTAATGAAGTAAAAGAATATACGATTAAACGTGGAAATTCAATTGGAAAAATCATGGGATTTGTAAGTGCAGAAGACTGGAGCGGGGAGCTTGATTCCATAACATTTTTTTCTGATGAATTTGAAAAATATAAAAAGTTGCTTTTTATCGGAAACACGCTATTATTATATGGTGAGGTTCAAGAGAAAAGGGACAAATCCTTTGTAGTTAAACATGCAGAACAAATTTAGGAGTTGAATAATGAATGTTTGTTGTTTTATTGGAAAATTGGTTAATGATCCAGAGCTAAGGGAAATCAATGAAACTTATGTTGTAAATTTTTCTTTAGCCGTAGAGGACTATAGAAAAGACAAAGAAGGTGAAAAGCATAGAAGAATTGATTTTTTAGATTTTGAAGCATGGGATAGCGGAGCAACTACTATCGCCAAACATTTTAAAAAGGGCGATATGATGGCAATTGAAGCAGAAGCTAGGCAGCACAAGTGGACATCTAATGATCAAAAGCGTCAAAAAATTGTTTTCAGAGTAAAAACTTTTAAATCTTCAGGATGCAAAACGGAATAAAATATGAGAAAAAGAAAAGTATTATTTGTAACAGAGGCATCTTTTATGCCGACTGGATATTCAGTTTATACAAAAGAAGTTTTATCAAGACTTCATAAGCATCCAGAATTAGAAGTTGCAGAACTGGCGTGTTTTACAACTCAAAAAGCAGAAGAAATTAAATCAGTTCCTTGGAAAGTATATGCCAATGTTCCTGATCCAGAGAATCAAGAACATAACAATATATATAATTCTAGCATGACAAATAAGTTTGGAGATTTTACATTTAATCATGTATTAATAGATTTTCAGCCAGATTTTGTTATGGATATTCGTGACTGGTGGATGCTGGAATTTGAAGAGAGATCTCCATTTAGAGACTTCTTTAACTGGGCTATAATGCCAACAGTTGATGCAGAGCCACAAAATATTTCATGGATTGATACATATTCTACTGCTGATGCGGTTTTTTCATATTCTGAATTTGGTAGAGATACCATGCTTCAACAGTCAAAAAATATAAATTTTATAGATGTAGCATCTCCTTGCGCAAGTAATAGCTTTCATCCTATAAAAGATAAAAAAGCTCTAAGAAATGAATTTGGACTAAAGGACGATATTACTATTTTTGGAACAGTTATGCGCAACCAAAGACGCAAATTGTATCCAGATTTATTTAAGGCATTTAGATTATTCTTAAATGAAAACCCCTCACTAACAAATGTATATCTATATTGCCATACAGCATATCCAGATGTTGGTTGGGATATTCCAGATTTAATTAAAGAAAATGAACTGGGTAATAAAGTTTTACTAACTTATAAGTGCAGAAAGTGCAATAAGATCAGTTCTCTATTCTTTAATGATGCTGTTACATTTTGCAATTCATGCGGAGCATATGCTTCATGCCCAGTCGGAATTCAAAATAAAATTGAAGAAAGCGATCTTAATAAAGTTTACAATCTTTTTGATGTATATATTCAATGGGCAAATAGCGAAGGTTGGGGAATGCCCCAACTTGAAGCAGCTCATGCGGGGCTTCCAATAGTCTCTGTTCACTACTCTGCTATGCAGTCTCTTATTGATAATATCGAAGGAATTGGAATTAAGCCAATCGGATTTTATAAAGAGCTAGAAACAGGATGCATGAGAGCAGTGCCTGATAATCAATCTTTAGCTAATATAATTCGTGATTTATCAGTAGATACAGCTAAGAGAAATTATATAGCAAATAAGTGCTATGTTAATTCAAAAAATATTTACGATTGGGATTTTACTGCAAATAAATGGTTGAAGTATTTCTTAGCAGCTCCATTAAAAGATCCTAAGACAACTTGGCTTTCTCCTCCTAGATTTTTTAATCCAGCAAGAGAAGTTCCTGAGCAAGTAAAAAATATTTCAATTGCCGATCAAGTAAATTGGCTATTTATGAATGTACTTGGAAAACCAGAACTTTTAAATAAAAGCATATGGAAGCGAATGTGTAAAGATCTGATTTATAGATCAACAATGTCGTCTATTATACCGGGTTATTATTATAACGAGTATTCTCATCCAGATATGGAGAAAAGATTTGAAGAGTTTAACATTCAAAAGGCTTTTGAAAATTGTTTGAACATGAGAAATTCTATTAATGAATGGGAAAAAGTAAGAGTTCAAAGGATTAGCAAATGAAGATAAAATATATTGGAAATTTTAATGATGGCACAGGGTGGGCAAAAGCTGCTACATATAATGCTCTTGCTCTTGCCTCTGCTGGACATGATATATATTGCGAAGAATTTAAATATAATCAAATGTCAGTTATGCTAGAGCCTGAAATTCAAAATTTAACAGAAAAAAAATCTGATAAATATGATGCTGTAGTTTATCACTTATTGCCTACTGATTATAGATATGATTCATCTGTAAAAAATATTGGTTTTGTTTCTTTGGAGACTCTGACTTTATCATCTGTTCCTTGGCTTAAAAAAATTAGCATGATGGATGAGATTTGGGTTCCAAATAACGCATCTAAACGGTGTCTTATTAATTCTGGAATTGAAAACGATAAAATTAAAGTTTTTCCACATACTTTTAATTTTTATAAAACTTTGGAAGTGGCTCAAAATAGCAAAACACAAAAAGAACTTAGCGGCACTTTTAATTTTGTTTTTAACGGGGAATTCACTAAAAGAAAAAATTTAGAAGCTCTTTTATTTGCGTTTCATAATGAATTTGATTTTATTGAGCCTGTAAATGTATTTATAAAAACATCAAAAAATCCAAATCAGGTAATTGATTTTTGCAATGCTGTAAAAACAAGAATGAAAAAAAGAGGCAAGTACAAGAGTGAAATAGTGGCAACCGGATATATGAGCGAAGCTGATTTATTCGGGGTCATCAAAAACTGTCATGCGTTTGTTATGCCAAGCTATGGAGAAGCGTGGTGCTATCCCGCACTTGAAGCAATGACATTTGGAATTCCTCCTATTTATACAAAAGGAATCGGAATAGAAGATTTTGATAGTTCAGGATTTTTTGTTGATTCCAGAGTTACTCCTTGTTATGGCGCAAATGATACATTCGACTTTTTATATACATCGGATGATTTCTGGCTTGAAATTGATATAATGGACTTACAAAAAAAACTAAGACAAGTTTATGAGCTACAAGCCAATCCGAAAGAATTTAACTCGCTTAAAGAAATATGCACTATGCGTGCTAAACAATTTCATTTTACAAATACAGAAATTACCAGAGGAATTATATGAAAGTTTATATTGGAAACAGATCGGTTGACTCGCCAGAATATAAAAACTTAACAGAAGTTGAAATGCTCAAGTATATCGCTGATGATTCTGAATGCACTTCTATTATACTAGATGGGGTTTTAAAAGGTCTGGCAATTAGTGAAATCCCACCAGTTTTAAATTTAATAGTTAGTAAGCTCAGAAATAAGGGCGAAATTATTATTAATGATTTGGATTTTGATCTTCTTGTATTTGCTCATAGAAAACAAAATAATTTGTTTGAATTGAATAAAATGGTTGAAAGTTTTGGGGGATTTAAGTCATTTATAACTTATGAATTAATTTCCGATGTAATGAAAAATTTTAACAACATTCAACTTTTATCTATTAATATAGACAACTTGGAATTTAGACTTACATATCAGAAATCACTATGAATATAAATATATTTTCTTGCGAAAACTGCTGCAATGCTAAAATGCAAAACGAAAATCAAGTCGGTTGCAATTTAGATAAACTAAAAAAAATACCACACGCTTTTAACGAAACTAATAAATTTTTTGATTTACAGAAAGTTTGTCAGTATAAAAATAAAACAGAAGATGAGATTTTTATTAAGTTTGGATATATTTTTATACTTGACGATAAAGATAATCTAGATATCTTAAAAGAAAATATAAAAGCAGTTGTAAAACTAAAGCCAATGTGGATAGGAATAAGTAATGACTTTCCAGAAATTGGAAACGAAATAAACGACCAATTAGTTAATTGTCAAATTCCATATAATATTATTTCAAACTATGAAAAAATAGCGGGAGATATTTATAGACTTGATCAATTCATGAACAGCTATAAAAACGGATGGACTTTTGTAAATATTGCTGGAAAAGAACTAGATACAAATCTATTAAACGTGTTAAATGGATATGTAAATGATTTTAATTCATTAGGTCTAGTAACCCATGATTGCGATTCTATAAATGGATTTGCATTTTTTAACATGATTTTTAAATATTTAAAGGGCAACTATCCATCTATCCTAGATGATGAAACAGTAGTAGAAAAAACTTTTATTGAAAAAATTATGGAAACATCACCACAAATGAAAAAGAATTGGAAGGATTTATATGAAGTCTACAGTAATTCTAGCAGTTAATGATCAAGAAAATATTGCCGCTTCTATACTAAGCGTATTAGAAAGTAATAAAAAGCCTGATAATTTTTGTATTGCACTAAATGAATCTAGCTCAGATAAAGTAAAAGCAGTAGTAACTTCGTTTTTTAAAAGCTGTTGTGATGGGTCTTTTTATACAGAAGAACACAACAAAGATTTTGTGCTTTCAAAGAAAAATGATTTTGAAATTAATATGATTAGTATATTATCAAAAAATCCTATTGCGGACTGCTATGACTATATTAAAAATGAGACAGATATATTTTTTACAATGGGCCATAAAACAGTTTATAAAAAAGAATATATTGAAAGAGTATTAGATTTATTTGATAATATTACTGGAGCTGTTTATACTGATTTTTATATAAATGGCAGAAGAACATATCTGGAATCAATGCATCCTTTTAATAGCAATCTTAATAATGTTCAAGAGTTAGCTTTTAAGAAAGAAATTCTAGATGCTACACCCAAGTTTTTTCACGCTCCAGAAATTATATCAAAAGCATATTCAAAATCAATTATAAGAAATATTCCAGAAGCATTGTATTTACTATGAATAAGCATATAAGAAAAATTAAGGGGAAGAACTTCTCTGATTTGCAAATATGTGTTCTTGCCGCTGGAATAGGAGCAAGGACAAAATCTTATGAGCCAAGATGTCTATTAAAATATGATGGAAAAATCATTTTAGATAATCAAATAGATGTTTTATCAGAAGTTTTTCCTAAAGCTGAATTAAGTATTGTTGGTGGATATGATATTAACAGGATAATAAAAAAAAATAATAAAAGAGCAAGGATAATTGAAAATCAAATATATCAAGATACTAATAGCGGCGAAAGTTTAAAATTAGCTGTTAACAACTCTTTATTAGAAAATATGATATTTATTCATGGTGATCTAGTTATATCCACTGAAATTTTTAATTATGTAACAATGGAAAATTCTTTCATACTTACTGATAGTCGAAATAAATTTGAAGAAAAAGAAGTGGGAGTAACTATTGTTAATGGTTATGCAACTGTGCTATCTTATAATTTGCCAACAAAATGGTGTCAAATAGCATATCTAGGAACAAACGAGCTTAATATTTTTAAAAAGCTATTAAGTAAACAAGACTTCAACACTAAATATTTGCTAACATTTGAAATATTAAATAAGATTTTAGAGAATGGTGGATCTTTTAAGTGTTTTGATATAGGAAACGGGTTCATAAAAGAAATAGATAATTTAAAGGACATTAGCCAATGAAATTGTTAGTAGATAAAACTTTAATATCATATGCAACTCCAGTTGTATTTTCTGGATTTTCAGCGTCTCAACATAATAGTCAGATCATGTCAACCTTTGATACATTTGATTCGTATGAGCCAGATATTTATTTAGCCGATCCAGATCTTTTAAATAATACAACGTATAAAGCTCTTGAAGAAAGGCCGCACTTAAGAGTTTGTGTAATCCAAAAAGAAGGAACTGAACATCCTAAAAAAGCGGAATTTAAAGAAAGATTTGGAAATCTATACGAATGGATTATCGATTCGGGACATGGCGATTTATATTTATATAGTAACCCATCTTTTATAGAAGAATATAAATCTGACCTAGTTTCAATTGAAAATGGTATAAAAGATTTCTTAGAAAACTTAGAAATCCCCGATTCACTAGTATTTAGAATTTTTTCAAATCAACTAATCTATAATAAAAGATATTGCGGAATAGTACCAGAGCCAGTCAACAAAAATATTTATAAATCATCAAAATATAGCATTTCTTTAAATAGCAATACGTATAATTCATTACTATGTGATTGCTATCCAATTAAACCCGAAGAGTTCACTATCGATACTCTGTACACTGATAAGCAAAAAGAAGTAAAAGAATTAAAAGAAAAAGTTATTGAAGAAAAGACAAATTTTCATTTCGTAGCAAATATTTTAAACATTTTAGGGCTTGATAAAGAATCAAAAATAATTTTATATAAAATGAAGGAGCTTCTATGAATATTGGATTTATTGTAAATAATCTTGCAAACTCGGAACAAACTTGCGAAATTTTCAATTTAGTAAACAAGATTTCTTTGGGGAGTAATAAGTATATTCCACAAATATTTTTTCAAAATGTATTAAATCAAGTGTTACCGCCTCCTTGTTTATGCATGAACATTACAGGGATTTCCAACTTTAAAGGAAAAGCAGTTGCTTTTGGATTAGACTCTGCTCAGGTTCTTTTCAACAACAATGCTAATACAGAAAACTGGCTAGTGTTATGGGACTTGCCTTGGTTATATAATTCTATAAATTATCCTGTTTGTATAAACCTAATGAAAAAATTTAAATTAGTAGTACGAAGCGAAGACCATAAAGAAATCGTTAAAAATTTTACAGGCAGAGATGATATTTTAATTGCTAAAAATTCGGATGAGTTATTAAAATGTTTGATATAAAAAAAATATGCGATATGTATGACGAGAATAATAGCATAAGAGAAATCGCTTCAGCTCTAAATACATATCCAAACAAGATAGCTCGAATACTAAAAAAAGCGGGCAAGGAACTAAGATCAAAAAGAGAAGCTGGTAAAATAGCTGTTGATCAAGGTAAAATAAAACCACCTATGCTTGGTAAGAAAAGAAGTGAAGAAGAAAAAAGCAATATTGCAGCCAAAAGATCAAAAAAATGGAAAGAGATGTCAGAAGAAGATTTGGAAGCGTTTAGAAAAAATGCTAAAGATAGATGGGAATCTCAAACAGAGCAAGAAAAAGATTATAGACAGCAAAAAGCTGGAGAGGCTCTTAAAAAGGCAAGTGTAGAAGGTTCAAAGGCTGAAAAATATCTTTATAGAGAGTTGACAAAAGCGGGTTATGATGTTATAATGCATAAGACGGGTCTTATTCCCGGAGAAAAGTATGAAATTGATTTATATATTCCGTCAATGATGGTGGCTATTGAAATAGATGGCCCTCAGCATTTTTTCCCCATATACGGAGAAAAAAACTTGAACCGTAATATAAAATATGATTCCATAAAAAATGGTGCATTAATTTCAAGAGGAATATGTGTTCTAAGAATAAAATATTTGCATAAGCACAATTCTCGCACAATCAATAAAAAGCTCTTTTCTCTTATTTTGGGTGAACTAAACAAAATTAAAAATAAATTTCCAGATTTGCAAAATAGACTAATAGAATTGGAGATGGATGATGTTTGAAGAAAAAGAAGATTTCTTTGGTAGTACAGAAAAAGATAATGATATTTTTGATTTGTCTTCAATAGAAAAAGTTGAAATAGTCAAAGATCCGAATGAACCAGACCAACTATCTCCTGAATGGCATGACTATGTTATGTCTAAGTTCACTGACTATGAACTTGTAGAAATAAACGGAGAAAAGTATCCAAATTGTTATGGACTAAGAAGAGTTGTGGAATTGCTAATTGGAAATATTGTAGAGAGCAAACCAACTAATCTTATTGTTTCTCCTGATTCTACCGGAAGCAATCCGGGGCGAGTAACTTGTATTTATGAAGTTACTATTAGAGATTTTGAAACAGGGCAACTTAAAAAATATGGCGATGTTGCAGAAGTATTTTCTCTTAACTGCGACGATCTTTTCCTTGCTTATCCTGCGGCAACTGCTGTCACCCGTGCAGAAGGCCGCTGCTTGCGTAAATTGCTCAAGGTGCGATGTGTGGCAGCAGAAGAGCTTACTCGCAATAAGAACGTAGGAGAGGCCGTTAAAGCCGTTATAAAGAGTGTTCCAACAGATGGCTCTTATCAGGAGCAAGATCCTATTAGCGGCGCACAAATCAAAGCTGTCGAGAGTCGATGTAATATCTTGGGAATTGATATTATGAAATTTATCAACAGTTATGAAGAAGGTAAGACATATAGCAAGCTAGAAGATGTTCGTAAAAAAACAGCGATCACCATGATTGGCTTACTAAATGATTATCAGAATAATAAAACACCAATTCCTACAAATATATTGAAAGGGTAGTAATGAGTTTTACAATCACAAAAGGTCCAAATGGAATTTCTATTGCCGCAACTGGCGATACTCATAAAGATGTATTTTCTCAAATTGCTGATTTGGAAGAAGTTTTTGGAGTTCAAAAGTGTGGCAAATGTCAGTGTCCAGATATTAGATTTGTTGTCAGAACAGTTGATGACAACGATTACTATGAATTCCAGTGTAAAAATCTAAAGTGTAGAGCTAAGTTAGCTTTTGGCCAAAATAAAAAAGGCGGAGGACTATTTCCAAAACGCAAAGATAAGGATGATAACTGGTTGCCAGATAGCGGCTGGATGCGATGGGATAAAGAAAATAATAAAGAAATATAAACAAAAAAGCCCCGGTAAAACGGGGCTTTTTTTATATCGATATAACCTACCGCCGTTCGTATTCGGTTATATTACGAGAATGAGTCGTGACTCGAAACGGCAAAAAGGCCACCAGCTATTCTCTCGATATTATAGATATTCTAAGCTAACATAAAGACCATAGTTTGTTTTACTACCAATACTCAACGGAGAAGCAGATAAAGCAACTCTCCAAGTATGAAGAGTATCATATCCAGTTCCACCATAAGAATTTGCTAAATATGTTCCTGAATTATATGGCCCTAAAGTTGTGCCAAGTAAACTTGCCTGTTGAGCTGAGTCAATATATTGACTATACTTTGGAACTGCTGATGTTAAAACACCAGTATCAAGACCTTTTCCACCACTTCCGGGAGAGTCGAGAAGAGGAACAATTAATCCACTTCCACCAACTGTATCAAAACCCGGAATTACTAATGCGGAAATAGCAGAATCGGGATTTCCTGAACCATTATTATAATGATAGTCAGTATAATTATAAAATTTTACACCAACTGAGTTCTGATAGTATGGACGAATAGATTTATTTGCACCATATACTGAGCCGCTTGGCCAAGGTGATCCCCACCAAAAAGCATCACCAAAACACGAGTTTGCACCAACAACTGGAGAGCCAAAATTGCTAACCCAAGTAGCATATGCTTTATTGTCAAAATTAACAATTTCTGCAACCTTAGTAATGACTCCAGTTGCAGGAGAGTTAATATTAACTCTATCAAAAATTCTTAACTGAGCATTTTGAACTTTTACAGCAGAAGTATGAGAAAAATTAATTAAAAGAGTTGCCTGAGAGCTGTTTGCAGTAGCAATTGTTCCTGAAGTTGGAGATATTCCAACAATACATCCAGAAGCATTTGGTCCAGCAACGGTTCCAAGATATTTTACATTTCTTGCTTCGCCACCATTTGTTGTTCCATTAGAATCTGTAATATAAGTACTATCTTGGTATTTTAATGTTGAAACACTTGACCCCCAAGTTGATCCATAAAATCCAAGACCTGAACCTCCTAGCCCAATAACTCCAGAGCTAGAATCTAAAACCGAAAAGTAAATCGATGCCATTTAAACCTCCTACGTAGGAAAGAATGATATATCATTATATTATACACATTACCACTTATTCAAGGGGCATTTTTCAGAATCCCAAGAGGCTTTTATTTCTAAATAACATCCACACTCTTTACATTTTGAATTTTCGAATTTATCACAATTATAACAAATGCTAAGTCTTTCATTTTTAATTATTTCGTCAGCTTTTTTAAATTTATTTGCAGCATGATTAAATAATGACGAAGTAAGATTAAATACTTCTTTCATATGATAATTTCCTTAATTTCTTCGTTTTCAGATTGTTGAAAAGCAAATCGTAGCTCGCAATCTGTGTGAAGATAATGATGTACCGTGAATGATTTTAATCTATTAAAAAAATCCTCATTTTGTTCATTATATCGCAAAATTAAATATGAAACAAAATTTGCAATTGCTGGCAAAATTACATTATTCTCAGTGCATTGTGAACATCCAACTTCGTTGTTTGCAATTTTTTTCATTTGATCTTTATAGTTTAACATAAAATTAAATTCTGGCAAAATAACATAAAAATCATCTTTTGCCAATGCACCTATAATATATTCTCTATCTATATATTTAATATTCATTATCCACAACTCCCAAGTCTATTATTATCACAACATGATAAGTATATTTTATCAAATACATTTATTCCACATGATTGGCACGATATTGTAGGTTGATATTCTTTAACTGGACATCCTGTAGCAATGTCAATTATATCTTGTATTGACACATTCATATTTCCATATGTGAATCCTCCACACCCTGCTATTTTATCATTAGCATTAATTCCAGCTTCAACTTTTAAAAACCCAGAGCAAGGATTACATGGATCAAATATATTAGGCCCAGAAAAGCACTCTTTATCCTCTTCTCCATATTGTCTAATATTTATATTAGTATTAAATAAGCCCCCTTGAAAAAGACATGTACCTCCTGCAAATAAACAAGCATCTTCCCAAGATGTCTCATTTTCCCACCAACCACCTTCATCCATAAATTTTACCAAATATTCGCATCCCGGTGGTAAGTTTTCATCATTTTCTCCGAAATCAGGTCTTGGTATAAATTTTTGTTTGATTCTTATACATTTAAGCTCATCTAATGGTGGCAAATCAGCACAAGAACATCCTCTATCTCCTTTTCCATGATAGTTTATAAATCTAACTCCTGCTGGGCACTCTTCAGTTGGATCATCGGGTAGTCCTCTGCTTCCAGCAAATATAGCCGGATAAAATCTAAATTTTCCAGCACTACCGCATTCTCCAAGTTCAGAGTTAAGTTCACTTGCCCAAGCTCCATAGCTACAATATGTTCGAACCTTATAATATTTATAGCCACAAACCTTATAAGAGGCCCATGCATATTGATTTGCACAAAAATTTTCTTCTGTACAGCCAGCATCTGTAACAGGAGGCTTTGATATATTGCAACATCCGCTATACTGACTATAGGGTCCAAGAATCATAAGGAACTCATTATTTCCGCTGCTAGATACTGTTCCTCCTCCTGCCGCACCTCCTCCGATTGGTCTCCATTCATAATTAATATTAGCAGCTAAAAAATAATCACCAGACTGTAAAGAAAAACTATTATTTCTATTTGTAAGTTGAACTACTTCTTTAACATTTAAACTAGATGGACCGTCTTTTACCATTTCTCCATATGGATTTGGCTTTACTACTCCTGAATTATTTCTAACTAATGTAAAAGTAGAATACTGAAGATTTTTACCTCTGTATATTTGTCCAGAACCAACTGAAGGAGACGAAAAATCACCAGCAGATAAATTACTAACCATTCTACCTTCTATAATTTCTGTGCCACCGGTCCAAACTTTTCTATTGTCATCCCATCTTAAATCAACTGGCCCAGTTTTCCATTTTGATCGATCAACGGGAGTTTCTAAATTAAATACTCTACCATTTGATCCAGATGGCATTGGAAGTCCACAGACATCATATCCCCACCCTGATAAATAAAATGGTCCCTTCCAAACCATAGGTTGCACGCTATGACTTCCGCTAGCAACTGGAAATTTTTTATGATTAAAATCTTTTGTTAATCCCGCCCTTGCAGTTATAGAATAATCATTTTTATCAAAAAAGAAATATGGATCAAGATCAAAAGAAGTTGGAGAAACATTAAATTTAAAAAATACTCCTGAACATTTAGCTGTTTGATCTATTGGTCCTTGAGTTGAAGGATACATCAAAGTTGGATCAACCGATATATTTTGCGGAACTTCTGAAATCTGTTTTGCATTCCAAAGAACTTGTCTATATCCTGACTGAAAATTAACCATAAAAAATTCCTCCCATTGTTGTGCCTGAGCTTTCCTTTCCTCTTACTTCAAATAGCCCGGAGTTAAATAAAGCCTTATGTTCTATAGGATATCTTTGATTCCATACATAAGCAGGGCTATAAATTTGTTCATACGATACTCCAAAACTTTCTTCAGGACTAAATCCTAGAGCCTTCATTGCAGGTTGTGAAGCAGAAGAGTGTGCGTTAATAGCTCCATAGTCTGAAGGTGATTGCGGTTTAATCTGATTAATTGTTCTCCAGAGTGAATTATTCCAGTTTGCCCAAATGCCTTGCGCCGAACTTCTATTGATAGAATTAATTTTTTGTTTTTCCATAAAACTAAAAAAAGATTTATTTACAGGAGGAAGAAAAGCTCTTCTGATAGAATTTCTTATTTCTGTATCTATTTTAAATTTTTCTTTTTGAGAAGTAATTATTCTTTCAATATTATATCTTGCAAGTTCGCCTCGTTTTTTTGTCCAAGTTGTAAAATTATATGTAGTTTTTATTTCCTCTGAAGAAATGCTAATAGAGATAGTTGTTATATATGGTCCAGTATCAAAAATTTTATCTGATATATTCCATTTTGGAGTTTCTGAAAATTCTATATATCCTGTTTCTAGTGCATGAATACTTGTTAATTCCGCTTGAGCCATTTGTGAAGCAAAAATATTCATATCATCTGTGGAACCAAAAGTTTCTGGTTTTAAACTAGTGTCTGCACTAATATTAACTTTACCTTTTCTACCTTCTTTTGCATTAATTTCTGAACTACTATCCCATCCACTAAATGCCCACCACGGCCCCCAGACATATCTTGTACTTTTTTGAGGAACAGAAATTAAAACAGGCGGCATTTTTGCAGGAGCGATAGATCCATCAAGAATATTTTCTGAGCCAAACATATTTTGATAACCTACTTTTGTCGATTTTCCAATTTCACTATCGTCTTGGAAAATAAGTTTGGCAAGAACTCCAAATGCATTTACTTCTGTTGTATATTGATCATATATTTCAACAGATGGAACAGTAACTTTACAAAATCCATAAATTTTATTTAAAACTTTATTTCCGGCACTATCAGTCATTAACTGGCCTGATGGAGAAGTTACTGGAAATTTTTGTCCTGCAATTTCTTGATATAGTTTTGTAACGTCAACATATCTAATTCCCCAAGCGGTATCAACTGTTGCAGCTCCTAGTATACCTTTTTTTGTTTGATTTGCATTATCTAAATAATCGATAATTGTATATTGGCTATTTAAATCTGAATAATCAGCTAATATGCCACCCCAAATAGGATCATAACTATATAAAGGGTAGGCAACAGTGCATTTTAATCTTCCGGCTCCACCATCATAAAACGAAGTGTCAGTAATATATTTTGTAATATCATTTCCTGCCCATGCAGAATTATCAAGCTCCCAAGCGTATTCCGGTTCTTGGTCAAGCTCAATCCATCTAAAATTATTTTCAATGCCTCCCGGCTCTGAAGGAACAGCAACTAAAAATTCTTTTCCATAAAAATCATCGGCTATTTTTTTTATTCCATTATATCTTGTATTTAAAGTTCTTTGCATTATATCTTTTTGTGCGTCTTTTGTTCCAAACATATATGACGCATATAATTCTGCGCTATCTAAACTTGTATCCATTAAATCGTGAGTTGTTTTATTTCCTTTAAAAACATCTCGAATGTCTTTTAAAGAAAAATTATCAAATCCAGAAATAGTTTTTAATGGAGTATAATAATTCAATTTTAATTGTAAATCAGTAGGTGCTGCCATCATTAATTTATGATACATATCCCAAGTTTGTCTACTCGATATAGCACATCGCATTTCAAGTAAATTTGTATCAAACCACAGAAAGTCACCCTCTTTAACAAATGAATTTCTTTGTCCAGTCATATCTAATGCATCAATAACAACTCTAATTGGACTGAAAAAATCTAAATATTGATTCATTCCAGTTCCATGATAATAAATTGTATTAATTCCAGCTCCCTTTTTACCCCAAATTGGCAACATATGACCTTGATTTGCAAACCAATGTCTAGTAGCATTATCTCCAATAATAACTTTTTGAGAAACTAATTCAGTAGTTAGTTCTTTTCCAATTCTATATGATTTTATATTTTTTGACTCATCAGGAACTTTTAACAAATTAGTTATAATTTTTTTTACTTGATCTGAATCTGATGGTTTTTTTCTTGGCAACATTTTTAATTTTAACGCAGCTTTTTTCATAACTCCTAGATCATCAGCTATATATCCTTTAGTTTTATCTTCATCAATATAAATGTAATAATCATACATTGTAATTTCTGAAATATCTCTTAAAAAAGAATTAAAATCAACAAATGTGCTTTTAATTCTATAGTCATTCAATTCTTTTATAGCAGTCGAAAGATCAGAAATGTCAAACTCATA